AAATCATTCATGGTGATGCTTCTTCCCCCTTCAGACTAGTGTTTACCAAGGAATGGGGGATATATTACTTCTTTCTTATGTTATGGATTGTGCTTAGTGGTGTTTTAACCAGAGACTCTTTACAAAGACGTCTCTGGCATTTAGCTGGCAACTCAAACTCTCCTCTCATAATAAGATATGCTTTAGGCAGAAACTGTTGTTCTATCTACCAAAGTTAGTGTCACTGTCTCTGCTTTCTATTTCCTTAATTGCAAAATTTAAAATTAGATCCTTATTAAAGTCATCTCTATTGGAGTAAAATGCACACTCCTCATTTAAGTACACACTCATATCAACTTTCAACCCATGAGATAGCAATTTACACAAGCCAGAAGTCACAACATCTGACCATGCCACTGAGAACATGTCCTCTCTAAGAAGATCAGGCATAAGACCCTCTTTATTCTCTCTAGCAACAACATCCATGCAATCTGCAATAACTATGGATCTGATTGTTATTAGGTCAGCATCTATAATTTCCTTTTTCCATATACCCTTCTTTTTAATTTCAGAAATTAATTTATCAATAAATAACCAGTATGGTATGTACCCCAACATGTTGTGCTCTCCTTGGGAATTCAAAGCCCTAAGCTCAGTTTTATATTTTTTAATCAAGCTTTCAAATTTTTTCTTTAAGACAGATCTAGCACTAGGGAGGAAATTTTCCATATCAGTTATTGCATCCCTTAACTCTTCAGAAGACTTTGTGATTAGGTACTCATCAGTAAAAGATGATGCCATAGATTCAGCTTGGCTAACATCTTGCAATTCTCTAGCTCTAATTACTGAATATCTGTCCTTAAAAGAAATCCCACAGGCAACACTCATAACTGACCTAAGCTCTCCAGGCAAATAGACCTTGTCCCTCATCTCTTCTTTTGACATAGTGCCTAGGAAGTACATTTTGAAGGAGTCAGAATGATTCTCATTAGCAATCCAATTTGTTATACTTTTCATGAATGAAGCACTTTCTGGCATGTCAAATGAGCCCAGGAATGTAGAAGTTAGCCCACTATCATCATCATCTCTAGCTGAAAAAAACATTTCAGCAATTTTGTCAACTGCATCATCCATTATTGTATCAAAATCATCAAGGTCTTCATCAGAGTCAATGTCAGACTCAGAGATAGCACCCTCCTGTATTGTATTTAGGATATCTTCTTCTATGTCCTCCCACTCACATAATTCATTAAAGAGTGCCATGTCAGTCACAGACATCCCGACTGTTGGAAGGGAGGTTTCAGGCTCGTCTTCAATGTTGACCTCATTGACCCCTGTAATTGACCTGCTTATGCTACTTCTTAGTAGTTTGGAAAATCGGATCAAATCATAATTATCTTTCAACAATGTTCTCTCTGTTTTTAGCTTAAGAATCATATTATTTATGGATCTGTCTGAGAGATCTACCCCAAATGTGTCAAGTATGTCAGTTACCTTGGCTGGTTTGGACATTTGCCAAGAATTAAACAAGGGGTCATCCATGAACTCTTCTGATATGCTAGGGTCCCAGTCCCTACTTGTGTAAGTATCAGATAAGACAGTCAGTTCCCTTTCCTCACCACCATCCAGAGAGGCTTTACACACAATTCTTAATTTGGTGTCACTGACCTTAAAAGACCAATCATAGTCAGACACAGCATCAAACACATCAACCCCTACACTACCATCTATTACAACTGGAATAGAATTGGGTACCACATACCTATTACTCTCAAAGTATCCCTTACTAGTTAAGTAGAGGTTACTCTTACTCTTCTCAGGCATTTCTGGAAATTTGCTTTTGAACTCAGTTATCACTGATTTCAAGGTCTTACTCAACTCTAGCAAATCTGTCAATCTTATTATTCGAATCTCAGTACACACCTCTGAGTTAAAGGAGAGTTGTGCTCCCAAACCACAGACTCTCCCTCTCCACAGCCCTGATCCTGAGTATGTCTTTTGTGCTTTTCCCTTCCCTTTGTCCTGTCTGGTCACAAAAAACCCTATTACACCCCTCTTTAGTTGCTGTATTTGGGAGATTAAGTTGATCAAATTGCCTGTTGTCAAAAAATCCCTAAATATCTTCATCCTCCGAGCTGCTCTAGGCAAATCTATGAACCTTCTTGACAACAAAACAGATTCCTCCAGAAAGCCAATTATTAGTTTCCTTTTGAAAGATAGTTTATACGGATAACATAGAATTGAGAAAATCCTGTGTCTTAGCAAATTTTTCTCTAGAAATATATTGTTTACATCGGACCTTATCTTCAATGAAGGCCAAAAGAGTCTAGTCATGACTTCCTCTTTGCTTCCTCCTTTTGCAGGAACATCCTGCAGCTTCATTTTCCTGACTCTACTAGTAATACTTTTAAGAAAATTACATAACTCTAAGGAATTCAAACCTGTTGCCTCCTTTGTCTCACTCTCTGTGTCTCTCAAAAACCCAAATTTGGCTTTTGCTTGCCTCCACAATTCCCTGAACATGGTATTACTAATTTTGATAGATTTATAATCCCACCAGGCTCTCATACATAAATCAGTAATGGGTACGTCTGATGTGCTTTGAGACCCCCAAACAGCAAGCTCATACTTACCTGTTCTTTTCATGTCTGACTGTTGGTAAAAGTAGGTAGTTAACAGATGCTCTAGATAGTCATTGAACTCCTCATATTCCCCCTGGTTCGGAAATTGAATTTCTGAAGTCAGCTGCTTATTGTTATCATTATAGAACTGACTAGATCTAGATAACATGTAATAGAGTGACCTCCTCTTCTCTTCTCCTAGAGGCTTTGCATTCATACAGGGTCTTGTTAGTATGTAAGCAGAAGCAGCAGCCATCCTAACATTTGGTTGATGCATACTCAAAGACTCCTTCACACCAGGTTGATAGAGTTTAAGGGCACAAGACATTTGTTGATCTCCCCATAGTTTAGATGGCAAATATAATTGTCTAGGATTTTGTTCTATCATCTTCACAAGCTCTGTTATGCTCTCTATACCTATCTCCTCAACTAGTTTGTTCCATATCTTGTAGTTAGCAAAGGGAATCTTAGTGGAATTGATGTCTCTGGACATGTCTTTTTGAACTTTTCCCTCATATTCAATGTTTGCTTGTGGGGACAGATCCTCAATAACATAGGTGTGAGTAGGTACATTGAATTTTCTCTGTGTTCTGAATAGTAAAAAATCTAGCCCTGTGAGTCCTGCATTCAAATCTGTATCTAGAGGGAAAAATCCAAGTGCTGGATGATGACATTTCAAAATCATCTCCATGGATTCATCCTTCAATATGGAGTTTCTAATCCCAAGTAACATATAATGCATATATGCCTGACACATTTGTAACAGAGAACACAAAAATGTTGTACCTCCTGATTCTAATGTTTGTTGCAACGTCCCATAATATATCTGGTATCTATTTATGAATTTCTCAACAATAGTTGTCTCTAGTGTACTAAGAGCCCATCTCATAGTTGGTTTGACCACTGCATTATCTATGATCCATTCAGAATTATATTCTATCAGATTTATTGTCCCAACTGAACTCTTAGCCTCAGATTTCCATATGCAAAAGAATTCCCCCAAGACTTCTTTAAACTCTAACAGTTTTTCAACAGCATAGAACAACCTTTTCCGAGTATCACACAAGCTTATCAATGCAGCAGAGTCATCACTTCCTTGAATCACGTCTACCACAGCCTTAACACCATTCTGTTCCAAGAAACTCTCTGTGTATGACTTCCAGAAATTCTGAAATATGCTATGTTTCAATGTGCTGGCTCTGTGAAGGATCCCTTGCCACATTCCTGACTTTATTGTTGCACAATTTCTCTGCTTTGTGTTGGGAAAAGGGGGTGTGCCTGAGTAAAACCTTTTTCTCACTTCAACATAAAACTGATTGGAGGAGGGGACAGACTTATTTCTCTCAAAGTTTGCAACTATTGCTGTGGGTAGTTGTATCCTCTTGCAGGTCCATAGATAGAAGAAGCAGTAGAAGTAGGGTTCATAATAGCTAGGACAATATCTAGTTAGGATGAGATAAAATTGAGATGAAGTGTTTCTTTGGCACCATTTGGTTGCATCAGCGGACTTGCACACTGTATAGTGTCTCCCTAGTCTCATTGTTGCTTTCTTTTGATGGTCCTGGTAATAGGAATCTTTATACTCAGGGTGTGCTATGCTATCATGATAGAAATAGTCACAAATTGTGATTGATATTAGTTCAATTAGAAACTGGGACAATCTAGCATATATGTGTAGGACATGTATCTCTCTGTCCCCACCATGTTGATCTTTTGGAAATATGTCAGCAACAAAATAACCCTTCTTGTGTAACTCCTTCAGACACCAGATGGCAACACTCAATACATCTGGTGATTGATCACCTGTCTCAGTTATGTATTTAGCCACTGTCTCAAACAATTTTGTTATCACTCTTGGTCTAGTTCCAGATTGAGTGGGATTCCCTCTTAGTAGCTCAGCTTTCATTTGCTTATGGGTAGGAAAATGTTCAGGATTTGGGACATAGAAATTGGGTTCTTCTTCTCTACTACTTGCTTTTAGAGTGGCAATCTCTATGAAGCTAGCTTTTGAGATCTTGTTATATAGGTCCTGTTCCAAGATGTCTTTGAACCCATCACCATAAATCTTGTTCATCTGATTTAAATGGTGGTCAATTGCATAAGATGTTAATATGGGGTCCCAGCAATGTTTGAGAGGCTTCTCCCTCCTGTCCCACAATACAATATTTTTTGATGTGATGTTGTCTAGATACCAAAACTCCTCTGTTAGTATCTTGCTGACCACTTTCACATCTCTTTCCCCTATTCTACCTCTCTCCTTGGAAACCACATATCCAAAGTAAAAACTGTTTACCATTTGGTGAGCACCAAATTCTGTATCACAGAACACATTTCTAACTGAGTGAACTTTGTACACAGGTTTTCCTTGCTTGTCTCTCAATCTGACTCTCTTCACCCCACATTTGCTATAGTGCCTCATGATAGAAAAAGTCTTGTTTAGAAGATACACGGTTAGCCTAGACCTTAACACACTAGGCAACCTAGTTGTAAAAATTGACAAGTCTCTAAGTGATTCTTGAAAGAGATTCATGTATAGAAATCTCAAACTAGTCACTAGCTCTTCACAATCCAATTTATTGTTAAGATAAATCAAATAGATTGTTTTCAGGCATTGCCAGTAAGATTCTGGTTCTTTCACTTGTCTCTGAGGAAGTGGCAAGCCCCATAATTGGTACAAACTGGATTGAAGACCTATGACATAGGGTAATGCTTTCACATAGTGATTAAGACCATTTTCAGATATTGATGAGAAGTCTGTTATGTAATAATTGTCTGTTTCCCAAATTTCAGGCCCAATTTTCCCAGGATCTATAATGTCAGTATTCTTCTTCTCTATGGCTAGAGAAAAAAAGACATGGGATCCTGTACACCTGAATAATATCATTATGGGCATATTCCTGCATATCTTCAGTCCCCACTGATTTTCCTTATGAGGTACCTTATATTCATAGGCTAGCTCACTACTAATCTCACTTATGAGGGCTGCATGTTGGCTTATTGTGTTCTTTCTAAACCAGTCAAAAACACCTGGTGTATCAGCATTCTCATGCACCTCTTTCTTGCTTTTAATCAAACCTCTCAAGATAGCATCATCCACACAAGAATCATGCTCATGTGTAGTTAACAGAGGTGAATGTATAAACTCATGGATGTCACTAGTGTTGCAGTTGGTGCTAAAGGACAGCTTACTTTCACTTTCATGCTCTTTCACCTCCTTGAGCTCTGCTCTCAATTTGGCACCAGGACCACTTAGTGCTATGAAATCCAGGTCAGCATCTGACAAATTGGCATGCATGATACTTCTATGCCTAAGCACATGCTTTCCTGATGGTTTTTGATCCATTGTAGACTCTGCCTTAGATTTGTCTTTCATGGTGTTGTATTGTTTTTGATCAAGCCAAGATTGTGTAGTATCATATTTGGACCACAAATTGAACATTGCAGATGGTAGTGTCTTATTGAGCCCTAGTCTAGGAAGGGACCTTCTCTGACTCCAGACATCATCCAAGGTAACAACCATAGGGAAAATTGTCACTCGTTTCTTAGATTTTTTAGTGCCAGCAGACTCAAGCTCATTCACATACTCACTAATAGAGTTTGCAACTCTCTCTTCATGGTCCATATTCCTCTTTCTCTTACACCTTTCAGATGATTTCATGAGTGACTTATTCACTATTAGCTTCACCCATTCATCATCTTCAGGTCCTAAGTCATTAGTGGCTAATGTTTTAACCGAAAGGTTCATGTCACCTGATTCATTTCTATTCAATGATGAGAGTGACATTAGTTTCTCTTTCACAGCCCTGTTTCCTGCTGTTTTTACCCCATGATAGTCCTGGATCACTTTCCCACTTAGTTTCTCTATAGTTGCAACAATGCTAAGTCCACACCTACATCTTTGGCATAGCTTACTCACTACATTCTGTTCCAGTGAACAATTACTTAGGACCCCTCTGGGAGATACAATAAGAATGAAATATTTAATTGCTGTATTCCTGAAGAGACTTTCATAAGCAAGCCTTTTACCTATGAATGAACTATTTAATGCACTCTGTGTGCTTGGGAAAGATGTAGCCAATTCCAGGACCTTCTTTTCTTCTTTCAATATACAATCTGGTGTGAGGATAGAGTCTATACCCAGTTCTTTCAAACTCATGTCAGTTGACCCCCAAGAAGCTGTTGCTACAAAGTCATGTCTTAAGTGTGAGGCTATTTCATCATCAATGTCGTATTCAATGTCATTGCTGAGAGATGTTTTGATTAGGAAATCACTCTTAGACACCTGCAGAATAGTTTTCTCAAATCCCAATAATTCATCATCTGGGTAGTACTTGGGGTCATATAGGTCTCCATGTTGAGATTGTGAAGAAAGAATATCTTTCAAAGT